TAGGCGATCCGGTTACATACGTTCCGTCAGGCTTCTTTCTTAAGTAAGGGTCAGCACCACCCGCTTTACCGCTGTACGATCGTATGATTGCACCACCAGCGTCTAACTGTCCTGATACGTAATATCGTTTATCTGATAAAAACACTGGTTTTTTATTGGCTTTAGACCAGTCTAACGCAAGTTGCAACGCTATTTTATTATCAAAAAACCCAATTCCGTTAGCACCAAAAGATTCCACCGGCTTCCCAATATCCGCCAACTGCGCATCAACATTATTAAGTCGAGCGCCCAATACAGGGTATGCCTCGCCTGTAGCCGGCTGCCGCGCGTCCACAATTTCAATATTACTTTCACCGCCACTAGCAACAATATTATCGACCCTTTGCTTGGTGAGGTCGATGGCTTGCTTTACACTTGATGCTCCTGACACTGGTCCGCTATAAGTAATGCTTAATGAGTCGTGAGCTTTCGTAGAAACTTTATGTGTGTCAACTGTTGACTGCGCTACTTCTGCTGTATGTTGTGCCACGCCAGCAGCGCCCACAGCCGCGGTTGCTGTTGATTGCGCTGCACCAGCTGCGCTAACTCCCACATTCGCAGTGTTCTGAGCCGTTGCCGCTAATCCTGCAATAACAGATATTTCAGCATTCTGTGAACTTACTTTACCGTCTACATATGTTTTAGATACTGTCTCTTGCCCAACCAGATCCGCAGGGACGACCCCACCGTTCAAAAACTGCTGTGCAATATCGTATTGTGAGCTCATAACAACCCCCCCATGACATCTTCAATAACAAGGTAATCCGGTGTTTCATCGTTAACTTTATTAAATTCTTCAATCAATCCGTTGTACTTCGCTGTATAGTTGTTAACCATTGCAACATCATTAAAGTTCTCTGTGATCTGAACTAGTGTCCCATATACAAGCAGCATGTGAAAGTCTGTATCGAGTTCGGGAACAATTGTTAAATCTGTTGAAGTCAATTGTTTAGGATACTTGTTATAGAACAGTGTGAGACCGCCTACAACGTCCTTTGTCGGCGTGGGGTAGATAGCAAAACCTGTTGTCCCTACGAAGTAATAAAAAGGCGTATTCGACTTCCTGCGCACGTCCTGATATCTATGCTCCACACCGTTTGCAAACACACCTACTAAGCTTGTTTTTGGGAATGGTAAGTTGTAGGCAAATACGTCTTTTTGCAGGTTATATATAGCAAGGCTTCGTACAGGGAACGTTGTCCGAAACAACTCATTCTGCACTTGGTTAATCTTACGAATCACGCTATCATTGGACAGGCCATGTGGGTATTTCTCAGATATTTCAGCGATTATTTCTTGCAAATTCACACTATCACCCCTTAATAAGACAAAAAGCCCCTACAAGGGGCCGTTGTCACATCACTTTGATTTCTTTCCGTGTGCTGTTTTCGATACGTCCATATGCTTCACGAGTACGAACATAAGAGTCATTCCAGATTTCTGCAATAGCCTGAGGCACTTCAGTTGGAATCCCACGGGGAACTGCATATGTTACTCCACCGCAACTAATGGGTACAACTTTGTCTGAAGGATTTTGTGGATCATCAGGGATCAGAATTTGGACCTTTGGCATTTCCTTCAATCTTTGCGCCATACTCTTTTCTGACTCTGCTGCTTCGCGTTCCAGTTGTTGTTCTGTTTTAGCTGCCATGATTATATTCCTCCTCTAAATTAAAAAGGGGCGCTAGGCCCCTCTATTATACTGATGCTCCTGATTCGTAACGTACAATCGCAAGTTCTTGCAGACGAACAACGGTGAAAGCACATTTCCAAGCTACGGTGTTAAATTGATTCAACGGGTCTGCTGATCCAGCAGATCCAGCAGGATGAACGATGATATCCGGCTTCATAGATCCACCGATGTCAGGAAGTCCGTAAGCTCCGCGACCAAGGAAGATTGTTCCGTACACATCTGCAGAAGCAGCGCCTGCACCTGTGAATTTAACTCCTTCGTCAACCTCTTTGAAGTAGATGCCATACATCTTACCCAAAAATCCTTCCTCTCGGTTTTTAGTATCAACGTAAGTGTTCTGGTCTTTCCATTCCTGTGTTTTCATCAAGTCCAAAGCCACATCAGTATGAAGCAGTGCAACGAAACCAGAACCGCCGCCAGGTAGTTTGATCGGCTTAACTTTATTACGTTTCATAGCTCGACGTACCTTCAGAATATCGTCTACTGTGATCTTATCAGTGGCTGCTACTGTTACCCTAGAAACTTTTCCATTGGCATAAACCACGTTGGTTCCAGCTGCCAAAATATCACGAGTGATTACGTTAATTGATTCACCAGCGTTTTCACCCATCAAGCCAGATGCTTCAGTAAGGATCGGATCATAACCGGTCATGTTGATGAATTCGGAAATCTTCGTCCAGCTGCCATACTCGGACACTGTAGCGTTGATTGCTACGATATCGAGGTTAACACCATCCGGAGTAACACCTTCAGTCAATGCTGTAGTGGATACAGCCAATGAGTTCAAGCGTCTGAAGTTGGTTGTAGCTCCCTTGCGGTTAGGGATCGTTTTCTTTTCACCGTACTCAGTCCAAACCAGTTCCGGTGTTAATCTTTCAAGCATCTCGTCCTGAAAGAAAGTATGTTGTTCGGCTGTTAGAGCATTTACTCCCGATGTTGCGTTATATCCTTGTACTGATGTTGGCATTTAAATCTCCCCTTATCGTTGACCGCGCTTGATGGACTCCCTATAAGCTTTTCTCTCGGTTGGTGTCATGGACATATATCCACCTGAAACCTCCGGTGAGTCAGCACCTAGAGCGCCTGTTGAGCTGTCGGCGTTTTGTTGTAGTCTTCGTATTGCTTCTTGCTGGGCTTGCTGTTGTGCGCTTGTCACGCGAGTATAATAAGTAAGTATTTTGTAGGCGTAATCTAAACTCAGTCCCTTTTCAGCAGCTAGGTTGATTACGTCCATCTTGTGTTGACTGAAGTTTGGATAGTTGACTGTATCGCTCTCCATGCTGGAAATCTGTGACTCAACCTTTTGGATTGCGTCTGCCTCTGCCCGTTGTAAATCACGCTGCTTCAGTTGGTCGAGTTCACTTTTTAATGGCTGGACGTACTCACGAATCACATTTTCATCCACACCTAGGCGTTCTGCTTCCTCTTGGATGCGGCGGTCTGTCTCAGCCTCTTCCAGTGCTTCCATATACGATTCATGACTGTCAAACCCGTAAAACTTAGCTGTACGGTCAAGCATGGATTGATATCGCTCGGCTTGCTGAGCTTTTTCGGATACCTTTTCATAGTTCAAACCCTTCTGAACCCAACTGGACACCTCATCCTCTGGCACAAAGCGTTCTTCCTTGTTGTACTTGACCTTTATTCCTCTAGGTTCTTCCGCTGGTATGGCAGTCTCCGCTGTGGTTTGTGTGTCCATTTCCTGCGCCACTGTCTCTTGCTCAATGACTGGTGTAACCTGCTCAATGCCGCTATGGTTGGCGGTTTCTTCCATCTGTAACGCCTCCTTGCTCTATGGTAGGAGCAAAATTGTATATAAAAAGGGCCACCGCAGTCTCAGCGGAAGCCCATTGTTTTACATTCCCACTGCTGTTGGTACGGCTGCAGGCTGTTGTGGTGCTAATATGTTTTGCTGCAAGAACATGAACTGTTGTTCAGGTGGCATAGCTTGGAACATATCCTTTTCTTCAGGCTGCATAGATGCTACTAGCTGTTCCATCTGCCCAATAACGCCTTTCTTTTCCTCCATTTCCTTCATGAGTCGGTCACGGAAAGGTACGACCGCATGTGGTGCATACTTTAAATATTGCGTATAAGTGATGTCACCGCGATCAAGCGCCTTGTCTAAACTCGACAACATGAGTGATTCGGAGTAAGTAGATGATGGGCCAACATCAATTTTTAGTGTCATAGGCACATCTTGGTATTGTGATCCATCAAACATAGCTGGATATTCTTCGCCATCATCATCTTTTAATGTGACTTGGCGGGGCAAGTTGTACTTAACCTTCCAAATATCCTCCCAAATTCGTCCAACGTCCTCAATAAGACTGTAGAAACGCCTCTTAATAGACTCAATCGGGATAGCTGATGCCTTTTGCAGAAGCATGATAGCCGTTGCGTTAAGGTCAGCTGATGGCGCTGTACCCGTAGCTGCCTCATCAGCCCCGGTCATTTGCCGTGTGTATGTTAGGATTGACTCAACGAGGCTACCAGCTACGGCGCTGATGTTACCAGGAGTGAGATACTTTGCACCGTCACCTTGACCAGATGGCAAATGATCCTCGATCATCTCACCCGGTGCGTTTGTCACCTTACTAGGATCAATCGCGCCCTTTTTGTAGATCAACTTAGGCCATCCCGTAAGCTGTACTGAGAGTATTTGCATAGCTACCAGCGTGTTTACAGCCTTCTGATTAGGTATAAGCCCCTCAGTGTCACCAATCCCTCGTATGGCCTTCTTACGGCGTTCCCATTGCATCACAGCGATTGGATATAGGCTAAGCATGGTGTCCGTTGGCTTTTTGATGGTCATACCAGAAGCCGACTTGCTAAACATGACCTTACCTTTTCCCTTCCAGTACCTCGTAAGCACTGTTACCTTGGCGCTATCATCAATCTCAATCTTGGCCATGTCGTAACCTTCGTCTTGTGTATCCTTATCAGGTTTGATCTGCTGAACCATTTCCTTGCTCAGTCCGTTGTTCCTCGCATACTCACGTACGCTTTTAACACTCTCACGACTGGATATGATGATATAAGGTTGCCGTTGTACATTGCGCTGCTGCTCGTTGCCGAAGAATATATTGATAGGGTCAATCACCTCACCCTGCATCTCCCCGATAAACGGAAACTGCTTGCCACCTTTAACACTCATGTCATAAAAGTAATGGAGTGCTACGGTTCCGGTGTTGGCTGCAATGTCTAACGCTTCTTCATTGAGATCATCCTGCTTGATTCGCTCCCACGTAGCAGCTGAATAACGGCTGAACAGATCACCTATATCATCCTGATCACCTTCGTCAGCCTCGCTCTTACTGAACAACATATTAATCTGCTCACTCATGACATTAGCGACCTTGTGAGTTTCGATCATCTTGATAAGGTTGAACACTGGACGCGGTAACGCCTTAGTTCGTGAGGTTGGCGCTGGCCATTGATCACCAGCCTTGAAGCGTTCATACTCAGGCCACTTGTCTAGGTATCCCATCCTACGCAGAAAGGATATACCTTGTTTGTACTGCTGCTCCATCTCACCAGCTAACTTATCAAGCGCAACTGTCTCTGCCATCTACTTACCCCCTTGCTGTGCTCCATTAAAGTACTCATGCACGATGCTCTGTAACTCTTGCTCAATCTCAGGTGCCATGGGCTTAACCTCACCTATGAGTTCACGCATTTTTGCGTTGATCAATATGATCGTCTCCGATTCAAGGTTAGGCAATTTAAGCAGCTCACCTAATTCTGTCGCTTCGTCTACCATCCTAAGTAATCACCTCCGCTAGGTTCGCTTGTCTGGAATGGGAATGGAGTAACCGGTACTTCAATCGCCTTCTGAAGCAGCGTACTGTCCTGTTGTCCACGGCTGTAATAGCCAATAGCCAGTGACATAATAAGATCGTCATGCGCACCTTCTTGTGCTTCAGGTCTGCCCTTTTCGTTACGTACAAAGGTCAGCATCTCATTAAGAGTGTCTACGTCCATGATCAGATTGACTGAATCACGAACAACGGTTACCAGTCCTGCAATAGCTGATGGACGAGTAAGTTTGTCAGTCCGGAAACCGTAAGCCTTTGTAATGGACCCAGTAAAAGTATCTTCACGTTCTCTGATGTACTGGTTTGTATATCCCAAGCGACTGAGTACCTTTACCGGATGGCTGCTAAAGTTGGTTTCTATGCTGATCAGTGCATAGTTGTAATGCTTACCAAGGCAATACATCTGCTCGGCATACAAGTCTTCATCAAACTGGTTCTTATACACTGCTGATTGCTTGCCTGTGACGTTGTTAAT